ATTATTTATTTGAGCAAAACCTGTTGGGAAACCATTCACTTGTCCATTCTGAACTTGTTGAGAATAACGATTATAATATTCTATATCTGTTATTAAATTTTGATTACCTGTTGTTGTTAAATTAGTAACGTAAGCTTTTGCTATGTTTCCAAACTTAGCTGGTATATTCAACACTCTAGCTTCATAATCTTCTTTTGTTACACATCTATTTTGAGTTGCAAAAAATGCTTTAGCTTTTTCTTTAATTTCAATTGTATCTTCTGAATCTTTACCACCACGAGCTGGAAGTCTATTTGTTGTACTTGATAATGTAGCTGATGTATTACCCGCGTTTGCTAATTGCGTTGGTTTATTTGTTATACTATCACTTGGTACATTTGAATTAATACCACCACCTACTCTGTAAGTTATTGTAAGAGTTGTTTGGTTTGGAGTTTCACCAAGTGTCGAATAAACATCACCAAGTTGTGCATCTATAAAATCATCCAAGTCATTTGTTTGTCCAGGTATTACTATGCCAACTTGCTCTAAATCTATAAATCCATCATCAATTACTTGACCATTTTTCAATACACCATTACCAAATACCAATGATGTTGTATTATCTTCATTAGTTTCACGAGTAAATCTTTTAGATGTTTTTATATATTGTAAAGAAAAAGGTGTAGCAGTAGACGAAACTAAACCCATATCATCAACATATGCATTATCTCTATTTCTATCCTCCGTGTAGTGAGTTTCAATTGAAACTTTATCTTGTGCGAGAAAGTCAACTTCATACCAATTTTGATTATTTGAATCCACGCAAGATATTATATCAATAACATTTGTATCAGGTATGGTTAATTTTTTAAATTTTTCAGGAGATTTAACTTGAAAAGAAATTGTTTTTTCAGTTGCACTAACTGCCTTTACAGTTCTCTCTAAAGTGTAAGATGAAGCTAAACCGCTAGTCAGTGATGAACCAATTGTGTCTGTGTCATTTGATTCTGATATTTGAAAATCAATATGTTCTAATGTTGTAAAAATAACATCTGTATTGGTTGAAGATTGTATTTCTATACCTGGATTAAATATACCACCTTTAGAATAATCTACCCTTGATGCATCACCACTTGAAGCATCTACCTCAGAAGTAAATGTTAAATCAACATAAGAAGGAATAATTGGTTTTACTTTATATCCAAACATCTTAGCCATCGTGATTATGTTTCTTCTTTCTTCTGCTAATGGTAATAACATCTCACGATATTGTTGGTCGATATAAAATGATAATACATCACCAACATAAGCGTTCATTTCCAATAACATCATTCCAGGTGATGTTTCATTGAAATCTCTATATGTATTTGGAAAATAAGATTTTGCATAATTCATTAAGGATTGTTTTAATGATGCAAAATCTTTATTTAAATAATTTACATTTGATTCTTTAAAATTGTCTTTACCATATGTTGGCATTTTTTATCTCCAATTAATATCCACCAACACCAGTTGATGCTTCCATTGTATCTAACCCACTAGAAAAATCTAAATTTATAGAGTCTATAGTATTTGGGTCTTGTTTAATATTAAATATTATTTTAATTCTTATTTGATTTGTTCCAATAGTTGTATCATCTTCTATATTTAAAGCTTGTATATCTCTCACCTCAACAAAGGGTAACCAAAATTCAAATTTATCCAATATAGAATTTTGTATACTAATTAAATTATCACTATTTATTTGCTCAAATAAAGTTCCTCTTAAATTTAAACCTAAGTTAGGTTGTAAAAATCTTTCACCTTCTTCGGTTTGTAATAAATTTCTTATATTGTTTTTTACAGCCTCTATGGTTGTTGATGTTGTGGCAAAAAATCCATCTTTGTCACTACCTCTACGGATTGGTAAATCAATACCAATTTTAATATTGGTATCATTATCTTCAATATAAGGTTTTTTTGATATGTCTTTAATAGCCATTATTTTATTCTCTCAGCTTCTTCTTCTGTTAATTTAACTGTTGTGAAGATTTTTTGCCCATCTTCATCATCGACATTAAACTTTTCCGATGACTCCGGGTCTTCACCAATGTAAACATAACCAGTTGATTGTAAACCAGTATTACTATCTATATCCATTCCAACCATTTTAGCACCACCCTCCAATAATGGTGTTATGGCTTTTTGTATTTCACCTTCTAATTTATCCACAATTTCACCTATCGCAGGTATTGGTAAACTTTTTAAAGCTCTTAGGATAGGCGCTTTATCTCCTAACAAAGTTGCCAATTCAATGTTTACAGATTGTTCTGATGATTTAAATGTTTCAACAATAACAGGAGCTTTTAATTGTGTTATTGTAAAATTAGTATCTTTTAATGTTTCAATAATAGCTTCTGATATGTATTGAGCTTCTTTGTCAATTAAAGAACCATTAGATGTATCTATTTCTATACTTTCTTCAAATGTTTCACTATAAGCTTTAATTTTAGCATCTATGATTCTTTGTTTTAAACTCATAATTATTTTCCGTATTTTTGTCTTTGTTTTTCTTCAGTTTTTTCTAACACTTCTCTATAATCTTTATTAACAAACTGAGCCATTGGGTCACTTGATGGAACTTGTTGTGGTTGTTTGTTCATCACATCACCATATTGTCTACCAACTAATTCATTCATTCTGTCTGATGTAAACTCACTACCACCTAATGTTTTCCAATCATCATCTTGAGCAGTTTCATTTAACACATCATTCAATACAGAATTATTTGAAAAGTTTTTCTTTTCTTGTATTGATTGCTGAGTGACTTGTTGTGCTGGTTGTTTCAATTCAGTTATTACTTCTTGAATTGCCATAGCAACTTCTTCTCTAACAATTTGTCTAATTATTTGTTTTGTTGTTTTTTTCTTTTTCATAATTACCTCTTTTAATTTAAATTATTAATCGATACCACCATTTGATTCTATGTTATAATAATTACTTAACATATTTTTTATATTACTTTTAATGTTATCAGCTTTTGTAACCACATCTGTATTTACAGGTGTTTTTGGGCTAATACTTGTTGGGACAGTTATTGTTTTTATTAAATCTAAAATTGATGATAATAACACGTCCAGCTCTTTGCCTAAAACCATTGGTTCAGTTGAAAATGCTCTTTCAGGATTTCCAATATTTAATTCAGAAACCTCAATATCTAAAGACTTACCAGCAGATATTGTAACATAATCACTCGCCCCTATATGTACATCTTTAATTGATGAAATAAAAATATCATCACGTTTTGAATTTAAAGTTATTCTATCTGAATGTAAAAGTATTTGATTTCTATCGTAATCATATATATCTTGTGGATTTTGTCCGCCCCTTAAATAAGAATAAATATCACCAATCGGATAAGAGTTATCATTATTAGTATCGGATGCCAATTGAAAACCACTTACACTTCTTTGATTTATAACATCCTCATAACCACCAAAATTTTGTTGTAGTGTTCCATTTGATGTTATACTTATTATAGTACCATCCCCTAATGTTTCTATTGGATTATCTTTTTCTCTCTCATTTGAAAAAATCATATATGGTTTATTATTTCTACTTCCAATTCTTATACTATTACCATGCCTACCTTCAAATACTGTATCACCAATAGTTTCACTAATAACATTATTTCCATAATCTAAATCTTCTATTCTAAATTTCTGCATTCTGGAATAAACATTTTCTTTATTAAAAGCTAAACTTTCTCCCGAAGCGCTCCTTGAATCTATACCAATATTTTCATCAAAAGCATTCATAACCATTTCTTTTTTAAAATTAGGGTCCGGATTCCAAGTTGGATTATTAAAAATTGTGTTAAGTGGACCTAAATAATAGTTAGTATGACCGATTGTGCATAATAAAACTAAATCACCCTTTGAAGGTATATCACCCATAGACCTAAGTAAGGGGAAATATCTACTGTCCTCACTGCCAACATGATTACTTTTTCTTTTATAAGATTTGTTAGTTACATGTGGTACAGCAAAAATAGTGTTGATAGTTTCCTTTCCTTCAAAACCATATGAGTCAGCTGAATGTACCACGTTAGCACAATAGCCAGGAACAAATTGTATCAAACAAGGAACAGGATATTTTTTCCCACCAAACCCCCTTATACTTTGTCCTTCTAAATTTTTAACTATTGAACCCATTAATTACTCCCCAAATCAATTGTTTTGTTTTTTGTAGCTTCAAGTTTTTCACTTTCTTTCTGTAAATCATCTACAGTATCTTGAAGTGTCCCCATTAATTCTTCTTTTTCAGCATCACTTAATAACATAGATTCATCAGATTCACCACTTGATTTACTTATAATTCTTTGTAGTACACCAGCGAGTTTAACCAGATGTTCATCGTTACGAACAGCAGTATCCATATATTCTTTTATGATGGGAGCTACCATAACCACATCATCTATGGTTGTAATGAATCCGTGTATTTCTGATATTAACAAATCTATTTGAACTTTACGCTTTGTAGTATTCTCATAAATGTCTTTTGTTAAATCTTGAAAGGTTTTACCCTCAAATATTTCTTTTTCGTCTGACATACAATCTCCTCTTGAATGTACTTATTCATATATAAATATAAAATTTGTAAGAAATTGTATGAAATAAAAAACCCACAATGAAGTGGGTTTAGTATTTAAAAGAATGAACCTGAAGTGTCAACGATGATTGTTCCATGTTTGTGATATTTATTTATTAATTTTTTATAATGTTTTTTTAAAGTATTCACAACAGACGTTATGTGTGCGGTTTCAACATTTGTCATTTCTCTAATTAATATGTAAATAGCTTTTTTATTGAAGTTTTCAATATCTTCTCTCTGCTTCATTAAGTCAATAATAGCATATCCTATTTTTAAATCTCTATCTTTTTTAAATATTGTATTTAAGTTTGAATCAAAATATTGAATAATTTCATCTGTCAATGTAACAAAATCAGATTCATAATTAGAATCTTTACTTCTATGTCTATCTAACACATCCATTTTATCATGACTTTTTAATTTTTTATAATTGTTATTATTATGAAGAATTAAATAGTTTTTAGCCACAACTGAAAAATAACTAAATGCTTTAGAACCTTTTGTGTGGTCATATTTATGCATATTCACTACCATAAAAGCAACCACTTCGTGTTTTATATCTTCAAACCCATAATCAAAGTAAGTAAATTTGAATGTATTGATTATATTCTCAGCTAATTTATCAAATGCTTTATGTATTCTTGTTCCATAAATTATATTTCTTTCTTCATAATTTTCAGTTGAATTATAATCTATAATAGCATCTTGAACCTCTTGTCCAAAATATACTTTACGTTTTTTCTTTTTAACTATTTTTTTAATCTCAGCTTTAACATCATTGATTTTTTTATTTTGTTTTTTTGTCATCTTGACTCTCCTCTTCAAATATCCCATCAAGAGATAATTGAATCTGTTTTAGTTGTTCAAAGAAAAAACCCGTTTCGTCATCTGATTCATAATGTCCTTTATTATCTACAAGTTTCATTTTGTCTGTTGAGAATTTAATTACTTGTTGAATCTGTAAAATAAATTCCTCGTATTGTGTTATTCTTCTTAATGAATAAAATAATAATGTAGATGAAACTACACTAATTAAAAAGAATATTATTGAAAGTGTTATCCACATATTATCCCCTAATTAAACAATTCATCAAATTTATTTTTGAGATTGTCTACTTGCTTTTGTTCATCTTTTGTTTTTGGAACTTTTGTATTTATTGGTTCACTTGATTCCTCACCTTTTTTCCATTGGTCGGATTCAATATGTGTAGCCATCATATCGGCCTGATGAAGAATGTAAGCCATATTGGTTCGTAATCCAAAGTCAGGATTCCAAGACATTAAATAAGCCTTATTAGCTTCGTCATATAAACCATCCGTTAATTTAATCCCAATGTATTCTTTATCCGTAACCTTAACACCATAGTGTTGAAGTAACCACAATCCCCTATCAGGTACTTTCATATATTGTAAAGCTGGATTGTGAGTATAAATCTCATCACGATTTTTTCTATGCCAATCTGATGTTTGTGGAATGTAATAGTCGTGTTCCAAATCACCAACCTTACCTAAGTCGTGATGTAAAGCAGCAAAGACTAACTCCTCATCCGTGAAGTTA